CTTGCCGTATGTGATTACCCTTGATAAATCTTCACGCAACATTCTCGCCATTCGACGCAATTGGTACGAAGATGATCTGCTCAAGAAGCGCCGTCAGCATTTCGTCCAATACACCTATATCCCCGGATTGGGGTTTTATGGATTCGGACTCGTTCACCTTGTCGGTGGATTGGCTAAATCTTCAACGTCCATCTTGAGACAGTTGGTGGACGCGGGAACCCTTTCCAATCTTCCCGGCGGATTGAAAACTCGCGGACTGCGGATCAAGGGCGACGATACCCCCATCATGCCCGGTGAGTTCCGGGATGTGGACATCCCCTCTGGAACCCTACGCGAGAACATTACGTTCCTGCCCTACAAGGAACCCTCCGGTACCTTGTATCAGTTGCTAGGAAACATCGTGGATGAAGGCAGACGGTTTGCTTCCCAAGCCGACATGAAGATTGCCGACATGAACGCCGAGGCTCCGGTCGGAACCACGCTTGCCATCATCGAACGGTCCATGAAGGTCATGTCAGCGGTGCAAGCCCGTTTACACGCCTCCATGAAGAAAGAACTGAAACTTCTTTCTCAGTTGGTCTACGACTACGGCCCGAGCGAGTATCCCTATGATATTCCGGGTAAAGAACTGACCAAGGAAGATTTCGATGACCGCATCGATATCATTCCGGTGTCTGATCCCAACGCTGGCACCATGGCCCAGCGGATCATGAAATATCAGGCTGCATTGCAGTTAGCCGCCCAAGCCCCCCAGTTATACGATCTGCCGATCTTGCATCGTCAGATGATCGATGCACTGGGCATCGCGGATGCTCAGGAAGTTCTCCCGGACAAAACGGACATCCCGCCCACGGACCCCGTCACAGAGAACATGAACGCCCTACAGATGAAGCCCATCAAGGCTTTTCTCTACCAAGACCACGAAGCCCACATCCAAACGCATGTCTCTTTCGGACAAGACCCCCGTTTGCAGGGGATGCTCCAACAGGCTCCTCAAGCCGCCCAAGCCCTGCAAGCCGCGCTCACCGCCCATGTGTCGGAACATCTGGCGTTCGCTTACCGTCAACAGATCGAAAAGCAGTTGGGCATGAAACTACCTCCTCCGGGGGAACCCCTCCCGGAGGACATCGAATACCGTATTTCGGAACTGGTCGCCCCTGCAGCCGCACAGGTGCTGGGCAAAGCCCAACAAGAAGCCCAGATGCAGGAACAACAGCAACAATCTCAAGACCCGGTGCTTCAAATGGAAATGCAGAAACTGCAACTTCGCGCTCAGGAAATCCAGCAAAAAGCCCAAGCAGATATGGCAAAAGTCCAAGCGGACATGCAAAAAGCGCAGATGCGGATGCAGACCGAAAAGGACCGCATCAAGGCCCAAGAACGCATCGAAGGCGCTCGGTTGGGGGTCCAAATCGCCACCACCAACACCGACAACGAACTGCGTACCAAGGAGATTGCCTCCAAAGACAAGGTCTCCGGGGCAAAACTGGGGGTCGAAATCGCTCGAAATCTTCTGAATTCCCAGCAGCGTAAGCAGAATAACAATGACGATAGCCAGCAATAATCTAGGCGAATACCTTAGAAAGTCCCTGCGTCAGCAGATGAACGACATGGCTGACCATATCGCAGGCGGCGGCTGTCAGGACTTCCCTGAGTACAAGAGGTGTTGTGGTGTCATAGAGGGGTTGGCCCGTGCAGAACGGGAACTGCTTGACCTCACAAAACAAATTGATGATGATTAAACGGCTTAACAAACACACTGTGTAAACAGTGCAACCGCCCCGATGGGGCGCAAACACCCTTCAACAAGGTGCAAACACCGACAGGTGCAGGAAGATATGTCAGAGAACGACTCAAAAGTCGCCAGTCAGTTACCCAGACCTACCGGGTACAAACTGCTCATCGCTCTCCCCGATCCAGAAGAGAAAACAGAAGGTGGCATCCTCAAGGCTTCTGCAACATTGGAAGCCGAAGAAGTTGGCAGCATCGTGGGCTTTGTTCTTGCGATTGGACCTGATGCCTATAAATCCACTTACCGTTTTCCCTCTGGTCCCTTTTGTAAAAAGGGAGACTGGATCATGATGCGTTCCTATTCCGGAACTCGTTTTAAGATTCATGGTAAAGAGTTTCGACTTATCAATGACGATAGTGTCGAAGCCGTTGTCGAAGACCCGCGTGGAGTGGAAAAAGTATGAGCGCAGAAGCCTCTGAATTGTCTCGTGAAGATAAATTCTTCGGGGTAACCACCCCGCTGCAAATCCCTGACAAGGAGCCTGTCAAAGCACAGGAAAGTCCTGCAGAGCAATTTGAATTAGAGATCATTGATGATTCTCCAAAGAAACCTGCTAAATCCGAAGATGATGATGAGTTGATGAGTTATGGCGAAAAAGTTCGCAAACGCATCGCCAAAGTCAAATTCGAACATCATGAAGCCAATCGTCAGCGGGAAGCCGCTGAAAAGATGCGTGAAGAGGCAATCCGATTCGCACAACAAGTTGTTGCCAAAAATCAACAATACGAATCCTTGATCCAACGCGGGGAGGGAGCCTTAGTTTCCCAGATCAAAGCCCGTGCATCGTTAGCCGTGGATCAAGCAAAGTCTCTTTACAAAACTGCTTATGAGGCCGGTGATCCAGAACAAATCATCAATGCCCAAGAAAAACTCTTAAACGCTCAGACAGAGTTCCGTGAAGCCGAAAAGCACGAACGAGTGCTTCAGTCTCGTCGCCCTCAGCAAGCAACGCAGGCTGCACCTCAACTTGCTCCGCAGAACTATGTCCAGCCGCAGGCTCCACAGCCTAGTAAAAAGGCTTTGGAGTGGACCAAAAACAATCCATGGTTCGGACCTCAAGGTAACCGCTCCATGACTGCTTTGGCTTACGGCATTCATGAGACACTCATCCGTGAAGAGGGCGTTGAATCTGACACCGATGAGTACTATCAGAAGATCGACGCTGCCATGAAACAGCGTTTCCCTGAATACTTTGAGAAGGACGAGGAAACCCAATCGGTCCCTTTGCCAACTCAACGCACCCCAGCAACCGTGGTCGCTTCTGCAAATCGTAACAACGGAGCCAAACCACGCAAAATCCAGTTGACTGCTTCACAAGTTTCTCTCGCTAAGAGACTTGGCATCACCCCCGAGCAGTACGCCAAACAACTCATCAAGGAGAGTTCAAATGGCTGATGAGCGCAAAATTCGTATTGACCGTGCAGCCGAATCGCGTCCCAGCGACTCTTGGTTGCCGCAATCCGCACTTCCAATCCCGGAACCATTAGATGGTTGGGTATTCCGTTGGATTCGCACTTCTTCTTTGGGACGTTCGGATAACACCAACGTCTCTCGTCAAATGCGTGAGGGCTGGGAACCTGTTAAGGCAGAAGATCATCCTGAGTTGAAGATCAGGTCTGACATAAATTCTCAGTTCAAAGGCAACGTCGAAGTCGGTGGTTTGCTCTTATGCAAAGCCCCTCTTGAGAAGATGATGCAACGCCAAAAGTATTACAAGAACTTTCTGACCGCCAGATTGAAGGTGTGGACCGTAGTTATTTACGGGAAAACGATCCGCGTATGCCGCTCCTTAACCCGGAGCGTTCAACGCGCACTAGTTTTGGGCGAGGATAATTCCTTTTCTTTCCACTTTTAGAGGTAACTTAAATGGCTTCAGGAACTGACGTTACGGTACCCTATGGGTTCCTGCCGATTAACCTCATCGGCGGTCAAGTATTTGCGGGTTCTACTCGCATGTACCCAATCCAATACGGCTTTGCAACGGACATCTTCTACGGTGATTTCGTCAAAGTTGTTAGAGGTTCAGTGACTCGTGCAACAATCGGTGCCACCACGGCATCGAATGCCATCACGGGTGTTTTCTTTGGTTGCTCCTATACTGATCCGGTCACGAAGACGAAGCGTTTCAGCCAATACTTTCCTGCTTCGACTTTGGCTGGTGACGCGGTGGCCTATGTGGTTGACGATCCGGATGCTGTCTTCAAGGCGGCGGTCTGCTCGGCAACGACGGTGATGGCTTCTGGCGCTTACGCGATGGTCGGAACCAACCTCTCCTGCATCGACAACACTGGCAGCACTAGCACAGGCAACTCCAAAAACGCGATTCTCGCGCCAACGGCGACCCCTGTGACTTCGATTCTGCCGTTGCGTTGTGTCGGGGTGGTCCCGGAGACGGCTCTTGCGTATACGGCTACGGGTTCGTCCTCCAGCACGACCATCACCCTTACGGGTTCGGGTCTTCCGGCGGCGATTCCTGTGGGAACTAGCGTGGCGTACTACGCCAGCAATGGTCAGGTGATTGAGACGGGTTCGTTCGTAACGGCTGCTGCCGCTGCGGGTGCTACTTCGGTCACGATCAACGCGGCCATTGATGTGCCGGGTTCGGTCACGGCTATTCCGGCATCGTCAACGATCATCTTCACGATCTACCGTGAGTTGTTGGTCAAACTTAATGTTCTGACCCACGGCTATTACAGTAGCGTAACCGCTTAATTAGGAGTTCTAAGAAATGGCTATTTCACGCGCACAAATGCTGAAGGAACTCCTGCCGGGGCTTAATGCCCTTTTTGGCTTGGAGTACCAGAAGTACGAAGACGAGCATACGCTCATTTATGAGACCGAGAACTCTGAAAAGGCTTTCGAAGAGGAAGTCAAGTTGTCTGGTTTTGGCACAGCCCCTGTCAAACAGGAAGGTCAAGCCATTGCCTACGACAACGCGCAGGAGGCTTGGACTGCTCGTTACAACCACGAAACGATTGCTATGGGCTTTTCGATCACTGAGGAAGCCATGGAGGACAACCTCTATGACCAACTCTCTGCTCGTTATACCAAAGCACTTGCCCGTGGTATGGCAAATACGAAGCAGGTTAAGGCTGCGGCCCTTTTGAACAACGGCTTCACCACCTTCCAATCGGGAGACGGTGTCACGCTGTTCAACACGGCTCACCCGCTCGTCAACGGTGGCACCAATGCCAATCGTCCGGCGGTCGGCGCAGACCTCAACGAAACCTCGTTGGAAGACGCAATCATCGCGATTGCGAACTATGTGGATGAGCGTGGGCTTCTGATTGCCGCTCGTCCTCGTCGTCTCGTTGTTCCCTCAAACCTGATGTTCGTGGCAGAGCGCCTGATGGAGACCACTCTCCGCACGGCAACCGCTGACAACGACATCAACGCGATCCGAAATATGGGCGCGATTCCGGAGGGTTATTCGGTCAATCACTTCCTGACTGACACGAATGCCTTCTTCCTCATCACGGATGTCCCGAACGGTATGAAGCACTTTGTGCGTACCCCGCTCTCGACTTCCATGGATGGGGATTTCGATACCGGAAACGTGCGGTACAAGGCTCGTGAGCGTTACTCCTTCGGTGTCTCTGACCCGCTTGGAGTTTATGGGTCACCGGGTTCGACCTGATAGCCCACAAGGCAAAGCAAGGGGGGCGAAAGTCCCCCTTTCTTTTCGTATACTTGTGGTGTTTAATCGGATTACCGGGACAATTTAGCCCATCAGACAGACCCGGCTGACGGTATGCAGACTGATGGGCAACTCGCATACGAGGTTTTAACATGGCTCAGACAAAATTTTCAGGCCCAGTAGTTTCAACTAACGGTTTCGTTGGAAACGTATCAGGCACCGTCCTGACTGCCTCTTCCGGCACGATCACTAATCTCCTTTGCACTTCGCTAACGGTGGGTAGCACCAAAATTGGCGTAGTGATCAATGCGGCTTCAGGCACAGTGTCGGCTCAACAGGGCTTCATTCAGGTTCTAGTTGGCGCTACGACTGCTTACATCGCATTGCACAAGAGCGTCACCGTTTAACCCTTAAACGGAGGATTCTCCATGGCAGCACAGTACGATATCTGGGCGGTCAATCCGACCAGCGACGATGATTATTTCCGCGCTTCTGCAACGATTGCATCGTCCGGGAACATCGCTCTTCTTGCAAATGAGGTAGGTCAATATGGGACCGGCTATCAGGTTTCCATCACCTCAAACGGTGCAGACTCTGATAAGACCTTCACCATCACAGGCGTTCAGGTTGGCTCCACCGGATACAGCGGAGTTGCCACAGAAACGGTGACTGGACCCAGCGCAAGCGTGGTTTATTCGACCAATTACTACACCCGCGTCAACAGCATCAGCATCAGTGCAGCCTCCACGGGCGGCATAAAAATTGGCTTCGGTGGGGACTTGGCGTTTCCTCGCACCCGCATCAAGGGTTTGCTTTACATTGCCACTGGCACAGCCGGTTCCATTGTCTTTACCGCAAAGCCCAACAACACCACTTTGCTCAAGGTGTTCACCCCAGCCGACAACACCGCGAACGATGTCATGATTCCTCCCGAAGGGATCTTGACAACCAAAAGTGGCAACAATGATTTTGCGACTTTGACGTTGGAACAAGTTTCTAAAGTTACTGTTCTTTGCGGGTAATTTATGGCTAAAACCCCAGCATGGCAAAGGAAAGAAGGTAAGAACCCTGCTGGTGGTTTAAACGCTAAAGGCAGGGCTTCTTACAATCGGGCTAATCCCGGTAAACCGGGCTTAAAGCCTCCTGCACCTCATCCAAAGACCAAGAAAGATGCGGCAAGACGTAAATCTTTCTGCGCCAGAATGTCTGGTATGCCCGGTCCTATGAAAGATGAGAAAGGACGACCAACGCGAAAAGCGTTGTCCCTGAAAGCATGGAACTGCTGAATCATGGAAATTATGGTTTGGAATGCGTTATTGACATTCTTTGTCGCTGTTTTGGGTTGGGTTGTGAAAGAGAAATTCTCAGAAATTCAGCGACTTGGCATTCTCCTCAATAAGACCCGCGAGGAAGTTGCTAGAGATCATGTTACTCGCTCTGAGGTCAGAGACGATAACAAAGCACTCATAGATCGTTTAGATCGACTGGAACAAAAGATTGATCGAATAGCAACCAACATCTTTTCTGGAGAACGTCATGCCTAAATCCAAAAGCAAAGTAAACGCCTCAGGGAATTACACAAAACCTGAAATGCGTAAACGTCTATTCAACCAGATTAAAAGTTCTGCAGTCCAAGGCACGGCGGCGGGTCAGTGGTCTGCAAGAAAGGCTCAACTCCTTGCAAAAAGATACAAGGAGAAGGGCGGTGGTTACAAATCATAGGAGATCTTAATGAAAGGCAAGACAGAGAAAAAGATGGGTCGTGGTGGAGACACTATGAAAATGGGTCGTGGTGGCATGAGCAAGATGGCTCGTGGGAAACCCATAAAGAAAGGTAAGAAGTAATTCTTAAAGTGCCTTTGTATGGCTCGTGGCAACAAAGCGGTAGGTCAGGCTCTTGTAAGAGATTACAAGGATGGTGATGTATGTCCTGTTGCAACCGTTGATATTTCCTTAAATATCAAGAATAGAAACATTGCCATCAAAGAGCGCGGATATGGTCCCATGAATCCCGGTGAATCAAATCCAAAATTTTGGAAAGGCATTGCGGATTTATGGGGCATTTCTATTTCTGAAGCCAAGACTTCCCGATGTGGAAACTGTGCTGCCTTCATTCAAACTCCTAAAATGTTAGCCTGTATTCAAAATCACCTTGGTTTGGATGACGATTACGAATCTGCAGAGGACATGGCAGAGAATCGCTCTAGAACCCTAGAGTCTGCAGATCTTGGATACTGCCAACTTTTTGCTTTCAAATGCGCCGCAGATCGTACCTGTAGAGCATGGTTGTACGGAGGTCCAATCAAGTGACTGATTGGATAAAAGATTGGGTGTACAAACTATCTGAGCCGAATACGGAGACCGGCTTGGCTGAGTGTCCTTTTGCCAAAAAGGCTTGGAGTCAAGGTCAAGTCAAAGTGGTGGAAAGTCAGAATCTCTGGGAGACCGTGCATCGCGAAGTGGATAACTTCGGAGATCATAAATTAGTCAAA